AGTAAAAGAGGCTCTGTTAGCGGCGAATGTAGGGCGAAAATTATCAGATAGCCATAAGGCTAAGATAAGCGCTGTACATAAAGGTAATAAGCATACGCTGGGTATCAAGCTAGCGCAAAACCAAAAGGAAGCCTTGCTTAAAGCAAACATAGGAAATAAATACCGACTAGGGATAAAACACACTGAAGAGACTAGGGCCCGAATGTCAGCTTCAAAGAAAGGCAGAAAAGGACATCCAGCATCGACTGAAGCACGAGTAAAGATCGGCAATGCCAACCGGGTTAGGGTCGTATCAGATGAAACGCGAGCAAAGATGTCAGCATCTCAAAAGGTTCGCCAAGAAATGGAAAGACAAAAAGGAGCCAGCAAGAATGAAATGGTTTAAGAAATGGTGGTGCAATGAGTTTCACATTCAGTGCCACGTAGCAGTTCAGTTTACCCAGAAGGTATTCGGGTTCAGGTGTACTAAATGCAAAAGGGAGTGGTTGGAATGATGCAACGTAAAACGCAAGTCGAGGAAAACAGTACAGAAGAGCAGGCAAAGAAGCAAGTAATGTCAATACTTACAGGGTTAGGTCTCAGCTTGGCGTTTGTCTCGGCTCTAATTCTAGTGGTTCCATGGTGTATCGGGCTGACTTTCACATACTTCAAATGGGTACTTGGGGTCTTTTCGTGAAACCCGTCGCCTGGAGCTATTCAGCCCTGACTGCGTTTGAAAATTGTCCGAAAGCCTTCTACCACACCCGAGTAGCCAAGGATGTAAAGGACCCTCCTGGCGAGACCGCGATGTGGGGGCAGCGTGTTCACAAAGACCTGGAGCTCCGACTCAAAAACAAGACTCCATTACCAGAGCATCTTGAAAAGTTCGAGCCTCTGTGCGCAAAGATTGAAGCATCCCCGGGACGGGTGTTTGCAGAGACCAAGTACTGCCTGAACGCGAGTCTCAAACCCACGGAGTATTTCGCCAAGGATGCGTGGGTGAGAGCAGTCATAGATGTTGGTGTGGTGAACGAGCCGAACGCGATCAATCTTGACTGGAAGACTGGGAAGATCAAGCACGACTCACTGCAGCTGCAACTATCCGCGGCGATCATGATGGCCGCTGAACCAAAAGTAGAGAAAGTCTCTACCGGGTTCGTATGGCTCAAGGACAACAAGGTGGTAAAGGAGACCTACACCCGGGCCCAGGTGCCGGCAATTTGGCAAGAATTCCTTCCAAGAGTTAGGCGTCTCGAAATCGCACACGAACAAAACAAGTGGGAGGCCAGGCCATCAGGATTATGCAAGTCGTTCTGCGCAGTAACCAGCTGTACTCATAATGGGAGGAAGTGATGAGCAATGCAAGTAGTTGTAAATATGCACATATGAGCGATGAAGAGTTCGTCAGGTTTGCGGATGGGATGGTCGGCTGGGACTTGTACAAGGAAGCCCTGCTCCGGTTGGGCAGGCGGCTTGACGACGAGAAGAATTTCGAAGAAGAGCGCAAAGAAGACGATTTTGAGCACAGTTGCGAGATTAGAGACCTCAACGATCAGATAGGCCGTCTTGAGTCTAGGATTGACGAGCTGGAGTCGGCGCGTGAGTACTCCTGAATCGCGTGTTAAGGCAAAGGTCAAGGAACTCTTGAAGAAGTACGGTGCGTACTGGCACTGCCCTGTCCAGAACGGTATGGGAGCCCCATCACTGGATTTCATCGGCTGCCACTACGGAGACTTCTTCGCAGTTGAGACAAAAGCCCCTGGAAAGAAACCAACACCACGGCAGGAGATAACCATGGAGTCCATGGAAAAGGCCGGTGGTAGACCATTTGTGGTGGCTGGGGATGAGGGGCTGGAGGAGTTGGAAGAGTGGTTGGAGTACAAACAAAGACAAGAGGATTTAAGAAATGCCTAAATCAACACCGGCCAAGCTTCGATATATGGCCGAATATCAGAAAAAAGAAGAAAACGTAGAAAAGCGAGTTGACCGCAACCGTGCTAGGCGGCACGCCATTGCAGAAGGAAAAGCCCGTGTAGGTGACCAGACCGATGTGGACCATAAGAACCCGTTGCGCAAAGGGGGCAGCGACGCAGACTCAAACACCAGAGTCATTAGTCGCAGCAAGAACAGAGGATGGAGAGCAGGAAAGACTGGGTATGACAACTAGGCCGCGCTATGTTATCGGGTATATACAAGATCACAAATATCCAGAATGGGCAGGTATACATAGGCTCAGCTGAACGCCTAAAGAAGAGGATAGCTAACCACAAACACGCTCTTCGAAGAGGTACCCACCACAGCATTAAGCTGCAACGTGCATGGAACAAATACGGTGAAGAAGCTTTTACATTTGAAATCTTATTCGCGTGTTCCAAGGAAAATCTGATTATGTACGAACAGAGATGCATTGATGGATATGGAACTTTTATTCGCGGGTACAACATGTACCCAGTTGCCGGAAGCCCCATTGGTCGTGTATTGAGCGAAGAGTCTAGAGAAAAGATCAGGCGAGCACATTTGGGCCGTAAGGCGTCGCCAGAAACTAGATCAAAAATGTCGGCGGCACGTAGAGGTAATAAGTATGCGGTGGGGAGTGTTCGTACCAAAGAAGAGTTACTGCGGCTGTCAAAAATAAATACAGGAAACAAGTATTGCTTAGGGAAGAAAGCTTCTGACGAGGTTAGGCGCAACATGTCTATCGCTAAGATAGGAAATAAAAACAGCGTTGGTCGAGTTCACCCACCAGAGACTAAGGCAAAAATGGCAGCTGCTCGAAAGCGTTGGTGGACACAGCGGAGAGTGAGCAGAACACATGAGGTAGAGAATGCTAATCAGGCAGCAGAAAATAATCTTAAATCTAGCGGACCCAGGCAGGATACTGACCGTGATACCCACAGCTAGAACTGTAGTATACCGCGGTAAAACACTAGTAGTAGTTCCGCACAGATTAGATGAAACTAAAGTTTTAGGGAATATGGGAATAGACGTGCCCTCGCCTATCGGGTTCTATTACGACTGGCCTGGACGGTTCACACCGTTCGACCATCAAAAAGTAACAACAGAATTCCTGGCCAAGCACCCAAGGGCGTTCTGCCTTAACGACATGGGAACAGGCAAGTCCCTGTCGGGTTTGTGGGCGTACGATTACCTGCGGAGCATAGGGAAGGTCAAGAGGCTACTGATTTCGTCTCCGATGTCCACCCTGGAACGAACGTGGGGCGATGAGATATTTCGGAATTTCCCACATCTCAATTTTTCTGTGCTTCACGGCACCCGAGACAAGCGATTTAAGCTGTTGAACCAAGAGGTTGACATTTACATAATCAACCACGACGGAATCAAGATTTTGGCCGACGCGATCGCTGAGCGAGAGGATATAGACATTGGTCTCCTGGACGAAATATCCCAAGCGGCTAGAAACGCATCCACCGATCGGTGGAAGTCGCACAAGAAAGCATTCTCCAAGCTGAAGGTGGTGTGGGGGTTCACTGGGACTCCAATACCCAACAGCCCTACCGACGCATGGGCCCAATGTAGGCTGATCAACCCATCTTCTGTCCCGCCGTATTTTGGATCGTTCAGGGACACCGTCATGAAGAAGATCGGGCCGTTCAAGTTCGTACCCCGGGAAGGTGCTCTGGACCTGGTATCAAATGCCATGCAGCCGGCAATCCGGTTCAAGAGGGACGAGTGCATTGACCTACCGCCGACCACGTTCGAAACCCGAACGGTCGACATGTCCAAAGAACAGAAAGAGATGTACCGGACCATGCTGACCAAGCTGCATTCCGAATACGACGGTGGTTATGTCACTGCTGTCAACGAGGCTGTAAAAGCCATGAAATTGGTCCAAATCGCTTGCGGTGTGGTGTACGGCAACGATGGAGAGGAGATAGTAATACCAGCACCTGAACGCCTGGCTGTAACCAAGGAGATCATCGAAGAAGCTGGAAGCAAGGTAATCGTGTTCGTTCCATTCACGTCAACACTGGAAGCTGTAGCAGAGTATTTACGCAAGTATTTCACGGTTGAGGTGGTGAGCGGAGGCACCCCAAAAGGAACTAGAGATCAGATATTCGGTGCATTTCAGAACGCACCTGACCCGCGTGTAATCGTGGCGAATGCTGGAGTGATGTCCCATGGTCTTACCTTGACTGCGGCGTCGGTGATTATCTGGTTTGCTCCGACTAACAGCGCCGAAACTTACGAGCAAGCCAACGCCAGGATAACGAGGCCCGGGCAGAAATTGAACCAGCTTATAGTCAACATAGAAGGCAGCGCGGTCGAACGTGCGATGTACAAGAGACTGCAAGAAAAATCAAACATGCAGGGATTTTTACTAGACATAATACAGGAGAAAGACATAAACAGATAGACAATACAATGTAAAGTAGTGTATGATGTGAATAATTGGAGATTTTACATGAATATTGCAAAGAGAGTAGAAATATACATTCGATTGCGTGACCGGAGGGCTCAACGCAAGAAAGAATACGAAGAAGCCGATGCTGCCGATAAGGCAGCCCAGGAAAAAATTGAATCCCAAATCATGGAGCAATTTAACGCAGACGGCACCGACTCACTAAAGACCGAATTTGGCACAGCATACCGCAGCATAAAGACTCAGGCGTCCGTTGCGGACTGGGACGCCGCTCTCGAATTCATAAAAGACAAGGATTTTTGGGGGATGCTGGAGAAGCGAGTCAACAAGACCGCGGTTGAAGCATACATCGAAGAGAACGAAGTACCCCCACCCGGCGTGAATATCACCCGCGTTCAGACAATCAATGTCAGGAGGAGCTGATGTATCCAGGAGAAATCGCATATTTGCATGGGAAGCCTGTTGCGCATTGGGCTTCTATTTTGGAG